TTGTTCTTTTATATTCATTAAAATAATCCCATTGTTAATTAAGTTTTCTATATTTATATTAAAAGCGTTCTTCATTTTCCAAATTCGTGACCAGCAACGCGCTTCATTTGCGTTTTATACTCATCAAAATTTGGTTTATCTTTATAAAGCTTGATTGAAATTTCAGGACGCTCTTTACCTTTAATACGCCACTTATATCCCTTTTCTAGATGCTTTGGATCAGTAGTTTTGATAACTCTTCTTTTGTAACCCTGTTCCCACGTTTCTCCTTTATATTTGCCTTCGCCTTCTTTTAAAGCAGTTTTACCTTTTTGTTGTCCAGGCGTATTCTTTTTAAAGATCTTTGTTGTTTTAGGAGTACCGTAATCTAAAGCCTCGACCGGTTCATGAACCCATCCTTTATTGTTTAAGCGATTATGATCATCTTCTGTTTCAGCCCATTCTTTTTCACCAGTTTTTGGATCATACATCCAGTGTGACTTAAATGCTGAAGCTTCAGCGATATATTGTTTAAAGTTTAGCATTATTTTACCTTCGCTGCTAAATCTTTATCTGCTCCACCCCAAGTACCTTTACTTTTAGTGGCAAATGAATTTACTCGTGCATAACCCCACTGCTCCGGTGTTGTACCGGGTCTATGACCAGTTCTCCAAGCAGCTACACCCCTATCAAACACTTTCTTAAGAATACCATACGGAATACCGGTCTTCTCTGCCTTCTTACGAATACCAGCTTCAGTACTTTCGTACATCTCGCCAAGCTGCTTCTTAATCCAATCTCTTGCAATCTTATTTGTTGGTTTAGCATTAGCGAATTTAGTCATTTGTTTATAAGCAGAAGTGGTAGCTTTTTGCCAATTCGAACCTTCGGAATTATCAACGATGACGAAGTTCTGTTTAAAGAAGGCTTGGAATTTACCAATGTTCTTTTGAACCTCATCCCACATCTTCTTAACCACCTTTGGTCCAATGGTACGATCTCTTTTTGCATCTCGTGCGATCGCAGTTTCAAGGTCTGTATTGACAAGAATCATTGCGACATCATAACCGATTGTCTTTAATTTCTCTGCTTGTCTCTTGATCTTTTCGTAATCTTTACCAGTTCCATCAATGACCAACCCGAGTCGACCTTGGATATATAAATCTCTTTGCTTAGCAGTCAGTGTCTTCGCCTTAGTTCTAATCTCTTGGCCCTTTGGAGAGAAGATAAATTCTGGCTCCATTACACCCCCGGCTTTTTCAATAGCCTTTTCAAATGCTGGATCCGAATTAACGATCTTAAATCCAAGTGCGGTTAATCCAGTTTTCCCAACCGTAAATGATTTACCCGAACCAGGGCCACCCGCAAGAAAGATTGCCTTGAAGATTGCTGGATCATCAACTCCTTCTTCAACCTCGACTGGTTCAGTATCAATGATTGGGTTTTTATCTTCTCCAAACATATCTTTAAATCTCTTAGTATGTTTAGATGGTTTCGTCTTAGCAGAAGCATCTCCTGGAGCCGGTTCATAAGCAGAAGGGTCATCATCATCTTTCTTTGCACCCTTTTTGAAATGAGCATCTCTTTTTGACTTAGTCGATTTTGACATATCCTTACTATAATATGGAGCAGGTTGAGTGCCTTTTTTATCTTTTATATCTGGATCTTGTCTTACTCCTTCAACTAAATCACCGACTTGTTTTGTTGTTTTCCAAACTCTACCGCCATTATCTTTACAATACTCAATCATTTCGACTTTAGATCCAACAGCAACTACCTTTCTTTTTTCTACTACGCCATAGTGGATTTTAGCATTGGTATCAATTGTATCTTCACCAACCTTGATTGTTTTAATTTTTTTCTTTTCTATTATTTGTAATTCGGTATACTCCTCTAAATCATTAATGAAGTATTTTGTACCGATTGAACTCGTAACATAGTTCGAGTATCGCTCAACGATTGTAAAATTTTGATTTGACTTTTGGCATTGAACTCTATCGCCAATATTAAATATTTCGCCAGAAATATAACGTTCGCGTTTTTCTGAAAGCTTAGGTAGTTCAACGTGTTTTCTAAAGTTAACCATCTCTTTTAATCCCATTCTCTTTCGAAGAAGATTAAATAAGCTTAGCTTATCGCCAAATGATTTTGGAAGACCTCGTGCAAAAGATTGGAAATCGCCTTCAGAAGCAGCTGCTCTCATTTTAGAAGCAGACATGCCAGAAACATCATCAGCATCCGGATCTCTTTCTCCTGCAGATACTACTGAAATTCCATCTGAAAAATTATAAAAGCCATGAGTAGATTTAACACCATTATACTTAGTTAAAAGAGTTTTAATATCTGAAACTCTATCTGAACCGACAACCATTATAGCCTCGGTATATCCTGCATTATGAAGATAGACTAACGCATCAAGAGGTGTTTTTATTTTTTTATCTAATATAATATTTCTACCATGCTTAGAAAAGATCTTACGCATTAACGTAACCTTCTCTTTATAGTCTAATGGATTCTTTTTCGAATCAGAAGATTGCGATGCGAAAATTTTATAATCACTTCCAGTAGCAAGAGAAGCAACCTTGGTGATAAGTTTCTCGTGACCCGTCGTTGGAGGGTTGAATCTACCAAAGGTAAAGACTACTGGCTTTGATTTAGCCTCATTATATTGTTTGAATCCTTTAACTATCATTTTATTTTCCCTTTAAACTGTGAAGATGCCATTTCATCTTTAATGTCTTTTAATGCTTCTGCCTTATCTTGTAGTTTGCTCATTTCTGATAGTAATGCTGATGGTTTATCAGCATACTTTGAAAGACTTTTAACATCTCGTGAAATCATTCTTTGAAGCTGTGATAAAAACATAGAACCATAATTCGATACTTGAATCATAGGATCTTTAGGATTCTTTTTAGTATCGTCGTTATATATAATAACGCTTTTACCTTCGTTAATTAAAACATCTTTTGCTGTATTTTCTAAATTTGTCATCTTTGCCAACCTTTAATTGTATCTGCTGAAAAATTATTCATAGAGAATTCGAGTCGATCGATAAGCTTAACTGCACCAGAAGTAGTTCTATCGATAGCAACAAATCCCTCAGAACCCGTGACCTTAAAACCATTCTTGGTACGAACAAACGTATCAAGCTGTTTGACCTTATCAAGTTTATTTATAATAAGTAACTTAGCGTCTATAATAGCGTTTTGAAGTTCAAAAACAAGTTGAAGATTTTTCTTATTCTCTTTTGAGAAGAATCTCATCAATTCTTGTTCTTTCTTATCAACACCTTCTTTACCCTTTGCCGATTTTCTTTTTTGTCTTTCTTTTTCAAATCTTTCTTTAAACCAAATAAGAAGATCATTTACATGTTTTGTAGGAGAAGCGATTCTTTCTCCTTTTCGAACAAGTGTATTATTAAATGTTTCAATTTGACCAGCAAGTGTTGGGTTTGCTTCTAACTGTCTTAAAGTATTTCCAGCAATTTTTTGAAAGATTCGACCAGCATTACTTAAAGCACTATTTACTTCTTTTGTTTCAATTGCGGATAACGTTGCCTTACCTGTAACATCTCTATATTCGGCATCTTGATACCAAACCGTAGATTTCTTTTTTAATCCTTTTATATTAACTCCAAAGCTAGCTTTCATAGATTCGAAATCTTTACCCTTATATGTCGTATGCCATACAATGCCAAGATTTGCCTTAGCGATTTGTTTACCTAAATCTGATTTAACAGGAACAGCATAAACGATTGTGTTGGGCTGAAATGTATAATAAGCTTCTCCGTCAATTGATTCTTTTTCAATATCATCTTTTGTGAACATAATGTCACCTTGAATCACACCAGTAATTCCAAGATCTTTTAATTCATTAAAGGCAACTACTAATTTTTCTGCGAGATCACCAGATGTATCAGCACGAACATCGGCTTCTGATTTATAGACCTTTGGATTCTTATTGAAAATACCTTTCTTAGCAACAAAGAATTGTCCGTCTGTTGGATCGATACCAGCAAAGACTGCAGGTGCTCCATCCCATTTTACCGTGACATCATAATTCTCATTACTATTGCCTGCAAGCATATCCCTCATCGCTCTTAAAGCAAAGATAGCCTCACGAGCACCTTTGACACCACCATAGATTACTCTATCCTCGATATGCGCCATATGAGTATTCTTACCAGTGGCTTCTGATAGATATGTTTTGAAAGATAGCATTAAGGTGCAAGTTTGATCTTAACGTCTTTGGGCTTAGCTTTAAATTCTTTCTTGAGGAATTTAGTCAACTGTTTTACGGCATCTTTATATGTCGACATTGCCTTCGAAAGGAATGTGTCTTGTTGCAATCCAATCATTCCCCCAGAATCGACCGACACTTTATAATCAAAAGCCCATGTACCCTTGCCTTTAGGGGATTGACCATCATGTGATAGTTTCCAAGGGTTTAGATCGATTGCATATCCTTCGTGAATATCTGTAGATTCTTTCTTCATAACCATACTAGCTATTTTGAGAAGCTTATCAATCTTCTCGTTTTCCATTTTCTTTTTTGTTGCAGAATTTACTTTATCGTAAATCTGAGCAATGATAGAAGCAGTTTGAAGATCGATCATCTTTCCTCCAACCTTAGCTCGTTGCTTATTTGATATGATCGCTTTAATTTGATCAATGATTGATCCTTTTGCTTCGTTGAATTCTTTTAATTTAGCAAGTTTATCTTTAAGCATCTTGATATACTTTGCCTTTCCGCCATATTGCTTAAATCGACTTGAATCTGGCTTCTTAATCATCTGTTCAAGATCTTTAATATCAAGTTCCTTTTCAGACTTTGCTTCATTGAATTCTTTGAATGTTTGCATATATGTTTCCTTAATTGAAATTTTAAGTGGGGTTGTTCTTTAGTATTTATTTCATTTTAAATGAAATCTTTTTTAGAGATGGATTACCAGCATTTGCGTTATAGTGAAAAACAAACTTGCCTTCTTTAAAAGGTACTAATTTATAATTTAATGTTTTGCCATTTGTAAGTAAGTAAAGTTGTTCAACAGTAAGCGACGATAGTACTTTATTTAATAAATCTGTTAATCCTTTATCTTTATTTAATTGATCAACGAGATGATAACCCATTGGAGATATCATAATACCGTCTTTACGTTGTTTAGTATTTCCATAAATTCTATCCCACATCATATCTGAAACAGATCTATTCATTGATTTATGGAATTTGGCCAAAGCTTCTTTAGCATCATTCCAGTTTCCATAATAGTTTAAATATTCCTCAATATTATCGCGAGTAACCTTCTTTAGTAATTTCTTAGCCTCTTTATATCCAGGTGTATTATATGTTTCTGATGCTCTTAATATACCATCGATGGTTGAACTTTCAGCAATATCAATGATAACTTGGGCATACTTCTTTTCAGCTGTTGATATTTTTATATTACCGGACTTAAGCTGATCTGCAACAACATTAATACTCGGTGGCGCTCCTTTACCAGCTTTTGCAGATATCTTCTTATCTCCATTTTTCGTTTCAATAATATAGTCAATCAACGGTTCGTTACTTGCTAAAGGAAAAAATACCTTTCCTTTATACTTAGTATTCATTAACCATAATGCACCAGTTAATTCACCGAAATCCTTTGCAATCTTAGCAATATCTGATGACGAAACTGAATCACCAAAATCTAAAGTATTTGAGTCTTTCCAACTTGATTCGATTAAAGATAACATAAAAGCACCAACTTTATCAAACTTAGGATGAGTCTTTACGACATCACAAAGTTTATCATACAGTTGTTTTGATGTGTATCTTTTACCTGCAAAACCTAAAGCATCTGGAGTAAATTCTTTATTATTGACACTTCCTTTTGAGCTTTTGGAATTGACGTATAAACACGTTGTTCCTTTAGGAATATTGCCAACTTCTTTTAGTAACTTAATCTCATAGGTGGGAAAGGACCCACTAATCGATTTATCAAGCATTGAAAATTCGACCTTTGCTACCTTTTTAAAGACAGATTCAAAACTACCGTCAATCGCTGTTCTTACATGAGGGCCTCCACGGGTTGTTTTAGGCATAGGTATATTTAAAGAAGACAGCCCTTCCTTTAAATAATTAATTAGTCTTCCTGTATCAGTCTTCGACATCTTATGTTAAATCGCTAACAGATTTACCCTTTTCCCAAAACTTGCATGACCAATATCGTGCTTTCCATTTGGGACCTAAATCAGTATCGCATTGATGCCGAGCTCTAAAACTCTTTCGTCTTTCGGGATCGTCTCTTTTAATCTCCATATTAGGATCACCAAATCCCAATTTAATAACGTTACCCTTTTCGTTTTTTACATATACGTAGAATTTTTTCTTACCGTCATTTCCACGAAAGGGTTTATTAAGAGTAACCTTTTTACCCTGATATTCGCTCTCTTCAAATAAAAGAGAATCTGTAAATTTTAGCATAGTTCCCATTGTGTGTAATATGTGTTTATTCTATTTATAATATATTACATCTCAATATTTTGCCCATTTACATTTTTTCCACTTACTTTGTTCAAACCAACGTATAAATAGTCCACGCTCTCTACCATGGGCTTCGATTTCCCATGGGTGATCATAATAATCAGTTTTTTGCCAACTAAACGTCTTTCCTTTCCACTTACATAAGGAATAAGACTTTGCGCTATCTTTCAACTCACCACGAGCATATTGTTTTACATGTACCATTTCGTGCGCAACAGTTTCAAGCATATCTTGTAATGATTGTGATGAATCAACCCTAACCGTAAATTCTCTTGGTCGATAGTTACTGTCTTCCCATATACAATCGCCTGCTAGATTTTCTTTAATTTTAAGATTTTTTATTAGTCTTAGATTTAGAAATATCTTCTTCTGTAAACGAGGCATCAGGTGGTTAATAGAGAAGTGAGCTATGTCACTTGCCATTTCTCTATTAACCGATCCGGACCCTGTCGCAATTATTAACATTATATTTTGAATGCAGAGAAGTCTGTAGTACTTGCTGCTGGAACTGCGGTAGTATCGCTCGATAGCGTTTGTGCCGAGTCTTCTACATCATACAATCTCATTTTAGATCGATCAATCCCTACACAGAATCTCTTATGTTGTGTTGGATCGTTGTATCGATTCTTTAATTGTTTAATCATTACTTGATTAATGCTTTCTAGCTGTTCTGTTGAAATAAGAGCAAGCATTAAGTCAGCTGTAGCAGGAAGACCAAATGATTCAGAAGTGTCGGTGATCTCAACATCAGAGTTTCCAAATCCAGTTCTTGTTACCTGAGTTGCAGACCAGATTGGTACATTATACTCAACAGCAAGACCACGAATCTCTTCAGCGATTGCTTTAACAAGCGAGTATGTGTTAATTGATCCACCTAATCCCTTTACTCTAGAACTTGCACATATGTTTAAGTAATCGATATAGATCACATCTGGAGTAAACTTCTTTTTCATTTTTAGCTCATTCAAAAGAGAGCGAAAATGACCAACATGAGCAACAGCTGTAGGATATTCTTTAACGATTAATTTGCCATGTGTCTTTTGATTAACTAAATGTGCTTTGTTAATAAAAGCATCTTTACTTAAATCCTTAATAGTTGAAATGTCTACATCAAAGAGATTTGCATCAATACGCTCAGCAATCTTTTCTTCAGCCATTTCAAGCGTAATGTATAACACATTCTTTCCTTGAGCAAGAGCATCTGCAGCAAAATGGCACATCGCAAGAGATTTTCCAACCCCCGTTCCAGCTAATATGATATTAAGAGATTTCTTTGGTACACCACCTTTAGTGATTGTATTAAGAAGATCGATATTGAATGGGATTTTATCTTCCTTTTGGTGATAAAACTCATATCGTTCTTCAACATTTTCAAAGTAATCGTGGCCAACATTTGTGTCAAACGTGACCGACAAGGCCTTTGTTAATATTTCAGGAATAGCTCCTTCGGCCTTGTCGGTTTTACCATCAATGATCGATATCGATTCCATCAGTGCAAGATGCACTGCTCTATCTTTACACCATTTTTCTGTTGTTTCAATTAACCAATCGGTCTCAACTTCATTTTCAGTATGAAGTGATTTAATCAATGCCAATATGTCATTAGCGATTGGTCTATTAGCATACTCTGATTCTTGAAACTCAATCTCAAGAATAGCTGGTGTTGGTAACTTATTATACTTTGTTACAAACTTTAAAAATAGATCATAGACTGCATTGTGCTGATCTTGAAAGTATTCCTTCTTAATATGCGGAAGTGCCTTTCTAAGAAATTGCTCATTCTTCGTCAATGATTTCAGTATTATCGTCTGTATATCCTGCATTACCTATTTGTGCTGATTGATCTTCTAGTATTTCTGATAGTATGTTTCCGATATAATTTCGGAAATCATCGCTATTTTCTAATTCTTCTTTTGTGTATGGCGGAGGTACTTTTTCGATATTATATTTAAATTTTATACGAGCTAAGTCATTATTTAAATCTTCTTCGATAGTAACTGCACCATACGTATATATTACATTATTATAAGGAGCTTGTAAAAGCTTTAATGAATATTGTTCAGAGTCTTCTCTTTCTACAAATGTGTATTCTTCACTCATCGTCTTCTTCTATACTATCATCTCCAAGAATTGATCTATATGCGACCTTATACTTAGATTCAACCTTTTTAGCAAAGTCAGTCTTTTCTAAGATAGCATCCCAAAATTCTTTATTAAGTGTATCTTTCATACGGACATTACCAGACAATTCTTCTCCAGTTTCTGGATTCTTTGCTTGATACCAACCATTCTTTGGTTTAA